CTTGGATTTGCCTGAAGCTTTTTCATAAGCTTCTCGTTCACGCTCGTTTTTATGCAAGCGATAGCCTATCCACCAGTCTAAGAGGACTGGGCAAGTATTCATCCAAGTAATAGGATCATCGATGCCTAGCTCTTGGCAGATCGAAAACGCCCACGAGAGTCTGTGGTTGCTGTCAAAATGACTAGCTATTTTTTCGATCCGCCGAGGATCTTTCCCTCGCGTTCGACGACCCACTTTTCGATGGCGTTGATGACGATATCAAGCTTGAGTGCGTCAAGCTCCATCAGGTCTTTCGCATCAGATTCATTGAAAAGACTATTGCCCTCCTCATCGCAGAGGTGATCAATGATCGTGTAGATGCGTGCCTTGCGGATTGCGTCTTTAGATATCTCGCCGCCTTTGCCATAGATCGCAGCAAGTCGTCGTGATCGCTGAAATTCAGAAACTGGTTTAACCCAGGCATCCATGCCGAAGACTTCGCTTGGAAGTTTCTCCGGCTTGCTACAGACCAACTCATCCAATAATTGCTTCTTCGTCAAGCTCATCGTCGTCCTCTTCTAGCATTTCTTGGGGTAGTTCAGGCGGCTCGACAGATGACACGCTTTCGCGGTTCATTAGTTTTGCAACCTCTTCTTCAATCCATTCAGCGGTGTGTTGGCTCATCCTTTGGAAGAAAGTAATCTTGCTGCCTTCCCTCCAAGAAATAAGACCAACTCTTTCGCGAGACTCGCCTTCGCAGACATAGACAAAATACTGCTCGTGCGCGACTTCTTTTTTTGTTGCTAAATGGATTCCGATATGCGTTTCGAGTTCAACATGCTGAGGCATGACATCTCCTTGGTGGTGGTGGAGGAGTTAAGTTTTTTTACGAGATCGTTGGGCCACTGTATCCATCGAACACAAACGTAATAGTGTTCTCTACTAAGCCATTGATTTCTAATGACCCGCCTGAAGCAGAACTGATGAAACCAGAGCCGGTCAACGTGTATCCGCTATGAGCCCCGTTTTGTGATCCACTAGGCTGTGTAACCGCAGGGACGGTAATCGTGATTGTGTCTCTCGTTCCATCTGGAACAGGAGGACCACCTTGACTCAAATAAGTCACTGACACTTCACCTGCATCAATAAGCCCGCCTGAAAGCTTGCTCATAAAGTCCCCGAGAGTGTCGCTGAGGCAACTTGCGTCAATGACTTCAAGTGACATTTCAGGCAATGAAACAGACCTGACACATCCCATAACAGGGCCAGCATCCAATACAACGGTTGTTCCTTGAGCGGTACTACCTACAGTCATTTAACTTTCCTAAGTTCTTGCGTAATTGATGAAGTAATCTTGGCTACACCAATAGCCTCTTTCGTCGCTTCCGTCCGCTGGATCAAGTAGTTCCCATGACGTTCCAGAGTCAACGGTTATTCCCTGTATCGGGTGAGTGTTGTCAGACGATGTATATCCGACCAAAGCATCCTCAATGGCTTCCTGAGCATCCTCTGCCACCGACCTTGATGAGCAAACGATATCAACCTTCATCCTTGCCGAATAAAGCTTGATATGGCAGTTATCGATTGTTGCTCTTGCATTTGTGTTTGATATGGTCAACACAACGATTGGCAGGTCGTCATCCTGTGGTGCGTTATCTGCAAATATTCGTTGACCAACGATGTTGGTGACCGAAGGGTCAGACCTTAACAGCGTAATGATTTGCGGTATCGGCCTCATTAAAACTCTCCGGTTGTTCCATCAACCTCACCCATGTCAATCGACCACCGCTTCATTGCTTTTACGATTGCTTGTCTTTGCTGAGTGATTGTTTGATTTGCTGCTGGCTCAACAAATGGACGAGGCTTCAGGGCTCTTTTTGCATCCCTTCCCCACCACTTGTGATTTGGTGCGCCAGTAGCTCCTCCGCCCTTGGGCTCATACATGTGAGCAAAGTTTTTGGCGGTAATGTCTTTCTGATTGCCGCTGTGTTTTGGACCGACAATCTGACTCGACATCATCCCATAAGCTTTTCGGCTTATGTTCTTTTTGATAATCGTGCCTTTTTCGCCCATCGACGGCGAATTGATTCTTTTTTGGTATTCCTGAGATGGTCCTTTAGACCACTTCTCGCGGGACTTAGTTCTCTTGGACATTCCTAGAGTTGTCGCTTTAGGTCCGCCACCGCTTTTCAGGTTCTTCTCTATCTGCTTCTTAACGATGCTTCCGGCATAACCAACAGCAGTTGGCACAACCTTGCGAATCATCTCATCGCTGATCTTTTTAAGATCTTTATTTAAGTCAGACATGTCGAAGTAAACCGCCTGACTTCTCCTGTTTCTTCCGCCGACTCTTGAACGAATAAAAGCCTCGACCTTGCGATCCACTTTATCCTTTTCGTTCATTTTGCACTTTTCAGTTCAAGTCTGACTGTGAAGTTATCGCCTGACACATCTCGAACTGCTGTGATGCCATATGTCTGACCATTGATTATACAGCGGCTATGAGTAGTTACCGTTGCTGCATCTATCTGTGGCTTATCACCGATGGCTACTTTCTCAGTAGTAGTTTTGGTCATCATCCCGTCGATGATCTCACCGCCAGTTGTGTCAATTAGCTCGCAAGGCCAATCAGTAACAGCGGTCGTCCATGACCCACTGCTGTAACTGATCTGCCCATACTCATCCTGAGTAGTCGGAGGATTCTGGATCAACGCAACATAATTGCGATGCCCAATCCTCTTTCGGTTAAATCCTGTAACCTTGGGCATTACGGATACGAACTCCTGATCAGCTTCTTGACGATGTTTTCATAACTTCGCCCGTCATTGCTATTGACCAAGTTCTCTTGAGCCGGATCGAAGTAATAACGACCGACCTCTAAAAGGATCGCTTGCTTAAACAACCGAGGCAGGCAGTCTTCGCTGGTCACTCCACAAGTGAAGTTCACAAAGACTGTATCCCGTTCGCTTGGAGTTAGTAATGTTTCCGGCCACCCTTCGTCATCATTGAGGCAGGTGACCGCATTACGTCCAGAATCGAGTTGGTACTGGTCGGTTGCAAGTGTTTGAGTTGCACCATCATCGTCCACATAGGTAATTGAACTGATGGCGGTAGCAGACCCCATGTTCAACAGAATCGCCTTTCCGTCTTCAGGAAAACCATATTGACTCTGCTGCCACGATGCCTGAACAAGACATCTTTCAATGTCTCGCTCAAGCTGTTCCGTTGCACCCTCAATCAGCCTTGTCAGCAGACCGTCCTGACTGCTTCCGCTTAGACGAAGATGAGCCTTTGCTTCTGCCAGCGTTACTGCCAGAAACTGAGGGCTTGTCGTCCTTTTTAGCGTCCACTGCATCCTGCACGATCTCGATTGCGTTGAAGTCTAAGAGGGTCTTGATAACGCCAAGCTTGAGCGTGGAGTCATCAATCACACGACCCGCCTCAAAACCGAGACGAGTCGTTTTGAATCGATACCTAGTCATTAGGTAATCGTGATTTTCGAGAGAACCTCACCGTTGGCGACCTTGATATCGATTCTCTCGGTCGCGACAACACCAATCTGATCGTTCTCTGCGTAGAGTTCGTTCAGGGTCTTGAAGTTCAACGCACGACGATCACCGAAGTAAGCACCGAGTCGCATGTCACCGAAGACTGCAACAAGTTCGCCGGATGCAGGTGCTGCTGGCAAGCAACTTACTAGGTTCACAGGGTAGCCCATGAGAAGTGGTCGCTGACCACCTTCAAGATCAACAATGGTGTTACCACCGGCAGCGTTCAGAAGATCGCGGACCTGAGAATGAAACACAACTGGCGACATGAACCACTCGTTGCTTGCACCGATAATCGGATTGCCGATACCCGATGCACATGCAGTTAAATCGCTGAGTGCCAAAGCTCCAACCGATGCAACATTCGTGTCATCGACGCTTGCATCACCAGCAATGCCAGAAGTATTAACACCGCCAGCAACACCGTTGAAGAGGTTCTTATCTTCTTCGAGTGCAATGCCGTAAGCAATGCTTTCGACAACCACATCTAAGATGCTGAGGATGCTGTCTTCAGTGATCTCAGAACTCATCTTGACCAACGCTGCAAGCTTCTGGGCTTGGAGCTGCACAGACCCAAAAGTAACGTCTGATTCCGTCAAAGATGCTGCCTCTGCCGGATAGTAAATGCTGGCGTGAGCAGATACCTTTGGAACCGTCCAAGTGTCAGCAGACATGACAACACGCTGACATGCTCGACGAGCAACGCCACGATCTTCCAAAAGGTTGATCAAAGCATCCGACAACGGATCAGGTACGGTGTATCCACCCTTGTTGTCAGTTCCGATAGACTGTGCAGCCATGAAGTCTTTTGCACGACGGTCGCCGCCTAGAGCAGCTAGGTACATGCCGGACACGAAAGCATCTTCTGAGCTTGCAAAGTGCTTCGTCTTTTGGTTCTTTACTCTTGCTGGGATCACTTCCTTGCTTTCCTCGATTGAGTCTTCGATTTGTGCAGGCTCAACAATCGAGCTTGCTTGGGGAACAGCCTTAGCTGCTTTGGCAGCATCTAGCTTGTCTTGAACTGCTTGCAGAGAATTCCTTTCCCCTTCAAGCTTGTTGAACTCGGCATCGAGTTCATTGACGAGATCGATCTGAGTTTGATCGAGTTCGCTCTCTGCCGAGAGATCCGACAGTGCCTGCAACTCGTCTGCAATCGATTCGAGTCGGGCATTGATTTCCGCAATCTTTTTCATAGCTTCCCTTCTAGATTGATATCCCCGACTCCTTCGGGAATTAACGGTTAATTTTACAGCGTCAGCTTTTGAGCTTGATTCGACGCATTGCACACTTGGCTCGGAGTGCTGCATGGAACGCAGGTGAGCAGAGTGCCTTAGCCTGGTACTCCTCGTCCTTAGACTTGCTCCTAGCCTTTACTTCGACGATTTCATCAATGAATCCGGCTTGGAGTGCTGTCTCAGCATCCATCCAAGTCTCAGCATCCATGAGTGCCAGCATCTCTTCCTGAGATCCGCCTGTCTTCTCGGAGTAGCTTGCTGCAATGTCTTTGTCGAGCAGATCCATGACATCGGCCATTGATCTGAAGTCTTTGCAGTTCCCGACCGCAGCAGTCCAGCATCTATGCACCATGAACTTACCTGTCGAGTTCATCTTCACGCTGTCTGCCGCTACAGCAATGACAGTAGCAATCGATGCTGCTAGCGCATCAATGTGGACGGTCACTTTGCCATCGTGATTAACAATAGCATTAAACATGCTAAGTCCATCGGTAACGCTTCCGCCTTCGCTATTGAGGTGGATGGTTACATCTTGTCCTGCATGTTCTGCCAGCACATCGATAAAGTCATCTGCTGAGATACCGTTCTCGTAATCACCGATGAACCCTCTCATCGTGATCTCTTTCTTCTCTGGATTACTCTCCAGTTTCATCGTTAATCTCCCGTTGGGGTTCGTTGTCGTCCTCTTCCTTGATTGTTTCATCTTCCGGCTGTGTAGCCTTTGAGATATCCATCGCAATCTCATGAGGAAGTTTGTCTCCATCTTCTACAGGTGGGAAACCATGTAGCTGACGGATTTCATTGATGGTCAGCACGCCATGTTGCTGCATCTTCATCGTGTAATCAGCAAGTGAGTTTGGATCACCCTTGAGCAGTGGTGTTGTGTCAAACTCGACCTCAAGTGGTCTGGCTGGGCTAATCAGCTTTGCCAATACTTCCTCTTCCCACTTGCACATCCAACGCTGCAAACAGTTGTTCACATACGCTGTATTGCGTTCTGAGATACTTCGGTAGGTCTGTCCCGTGTTATCACCGAGAATGGACTCAAGGCCGAATAACAACGCAATCTCTTCACGCTGGAAAGATCTTTGCTGCAAGAACTGAGCATCTGCTGCTGATACAGGCAGTGCAGTAGCCTTCATTCCATCACGGAGAAGACCTGCTCGACCTGTATTGCTTATGCCTTCATGCTTGGAGTTAAAGTTATCAAGGAACTCCTGAGCATCTTTAGCAGACCGGAACATGCCAGTAGGTGCTTCGAGCAGCAATCCTGGACGACCTGAGTTAGCCAGTGTCGTTGCAGCAGCCTCTTGTCCGCCTTGGGCTAGACCAAAGACATCCTTAGCAATCTCTACAACGTGCATACCCCACACGCCATTTAGTGACGTATTCATGATGTGCAAGACATCACGATCAGGGATCTTGTAGTATTCACCTTGCCGTAGCTTTAGTGGCAACGTGTTTTGTGTCGTGCCTTCGTGTGCTGTCACTAGATGCCATTTTTCGCCATCGACGAGCATGGTCTGACAGTTCTCAGGGAGGATCGGGATAAGCTCCACAGGAGTCCCGAGGTTATTCCTAGCAATGTATGCTCGACCATTACCACTGATCAAAGCATGAACCATCATGATTTCACGAAGCGTGAAAGCAGTCATGGCCTGATTGGGAGAGACATTCAGCAGCCTGTAGGCAGGATTCTGACTCTTTAGCTCACGATTGCCATCAGCAAGCTCTTCATAGACATTGAAGGGTAACTGGCTGATATGGCCGCTGATCTTATTGACTGCATAGATGACCGCAGCAAGGCCGAGTGCAGTCTTTGTATTGACTTTGATTCCGGTTCTGGATTTCTCACCATTGAAGAACTCCACGAGCCAACTGGCTGGGTTCTTCTGGTTTGTAAACGCCCAGAACGATTTAGCGTTCTTCATTCTTACCTCAAGTTATAAACACATTCCCGTCTCCGCGACCGGGAGCAACCATCGCTCTTCGGTACGCCATGAGCATCGCGACAAGTGGATCGATCTTGGATGAAGAGTTCGACTTATCTAACATCCATCTGTCTTGGCGGTCACGCACTGCAACAGCATTGGTCAAACACCACCTCAGTAGTGGATTGCCATCATGCGTAAACCGTCCATCTGACATTGCTTGGCGGAAGTCAGCTATTGGTTCATTGAAGTGAGCAGTCGTTTGAGCCATCGTTGCAATGACGACTCCCTGCTGACTTACTTGCTCACCGAATTGTTGTGCTTGATACGGGTCGATTGCACAGTCAATGCAATAGTTGTCCCAGTAGTCGTTTACAAAGTCGGCTTGGAGGTCAGTGATCGGTGAATCAGTAACCTTGATCAATCCACCGGCCACCCAATCAACGAATGGCATTGCAGTCAGATCGCGGCGTGTGTTTTTAGCTATGTAGGCATGTGTCTTTGCTTCATAGCGGTAAATCGGTGTGTCGTCTGGGTTGTAGTCACCTGTTCGGAACCTAGCTACCAATGCATAAGCAGCCAGATCGTCACGCCCGCCAAGGTCAATTCCAGCAGCAACACAGTCAGCCTGTTTCCAATCGCTGAGTGTGCCACGGCATGAATCGAAGTCCTCAAGAGAGAAAATACGCTCTGTGGACGAAACCAAGACATTTGCGTGATACCTCTTAAACCTGTTAAGCGCTGTGGTGGAGGTTTTACACGGTTTGCTTTGGGCTCGGAGGAAGTCCTTGGTGATCGACACTCCGAGATTTGGATTCGCTTTGATCCAGTTGTCTTCGTCTAACGGATCATCTTCTTCATCTAGTTCATAGATGATCGGCAGCATCGTCTCTTCATTGACTGTCCGCTCTAGGATGTTCTTGCAGAACCCTATCTGCTCAAGCCATATATGAGACTGGTCGTCGCCTGCTGTCGTTGTGGTCATGAGTAGCGGTTGAACCCTAGAACCACTACCTGTGACCATTGTGTTGTAAAACTTACGGTGAGGATTTGAGAACGCGTGGGTCTCGTCCAGGCTCACCATCTGGGGATTCAGGCCATCGTAGGGTCGGTCTGATCCCACGCACTGGATGTTCCCACCGTTGTGGTTAAACGTGATTACCTTGTTAGCCACTGTTGATGATGTCTTGAGCAGCTTGCTTTGATGCCTCATCCTGAGACACTCAGCAAAGATCACTTTTTCCGCTTGTTCTTTCTTAGTTGCTGCCAGAATGATCTGACTGCGTGACTCAGGCTCATTGCTAACAGGATTAAAGTCGATGGCCGCCATATACATCGCGATACCAGCAGCCAGCGTACTTTTTCCGTTCTTTCTAGCCACGGTAAAGAAAGCTTGTCTAAACCTTCTTCCTCGGCCATCATCTCGCTGCCATCCAAACAAGGATGCAAGAAAAAACGCCTGCCAGTCCTCGACTGTAAATCTCTGTCCGGCATGTTCACCGATTGAGTGCCTTAGTGCCGCAGGAAAGAACTTGCATATTCCTTCAGCTATCTTCTCGTCGAAGTAATACGGAAAGTCCTCGGTACTTTGACACGTTAGGTCACGGACATGCCTATCGACTGCAAGCTTGATGTATTTGCCTGCAATGATGTCGTGATTCTGAACACGTTGGATGTACCGCTCCCACGGGTGCATGACTAAGCCCTCTTGAGGGACTTGATCAAGCTCATCATGTCTTCTTCGTCTTCTTTCTTTTCGTCTGCTACGCCTGCAACAGACAGCCTAGCTCGGGAGCTTGGTGATAACCCGAGTTCAGGTAGAAGCTTGGTGTGCTGTGTAGCAAGCTTGAAATAAGCAGTGCTTTGAGGTGATGTTTTACCCGTATCGTCCTCATGGCCATGCTTTTGGATATGTTCTGCGCACTTTACCCATTCTGCGTAAGTTAAAACATAATGTGTAAGCAGGTGAGTATCTGTCTTGCTCAGGATTCCAGATTCTCGTAAAACCTCGCAGGTTTCATCCCAAACTTCGCTTGCTACCTTGTCGTTCTTGATAACCTTGGGCATTTGTGGAGCTTCTTTGTCCGCCTTTACGATTGAGTTTGGGCGGCGTTGCGGATCTTTTACAAATGCACCAGAAGCTTCTTGAACTTCAATGGCTCTTGGTTTTCTTCCTCTCATGCCTAAATTTTAAAGCGTCAGCCCCAATACTTACGGAGATACATCATGCCTTTTGAAATCCCACAGCAAATCCTCGACATGAACCCTAGATGCGTACCGATCAGGGTTGGACTGAAATCGCCTGCAATTAAGGACTGGCCCAATACTCAGGTCAGGGCTCAGGATCTTGATACGACCTCAGACAAGTATGACAAGTACGGGATCGTCCTAGACGAAGACATGCTCGTTGTGGACATCGATGTCCATGACGATGCTAAGAATGGATATGCAAGCCTGAGCCGGATCAAAGATGAACATGGGATCGATCTATGGTCAGCAGCATCAATCGTTGTCGAAAGTCCTTCCGGCGGCGCACACCTTTACTTCAATAATCCTGACCTAGAAAAGCTACCCAAGAGTACGCAAGAGTTTCCCGGCTTAGACTTCCTCGGCAAGGGCTGTCAGGTAATCGGGCCAGGATCATCTCACGCTACGTTTGCTGGAACCTACAAGATTACTCGTGGCAATGACCTGATCTGTGACTTGCCATTTGGTCTTGCTGAGGTGCTTAACTTTCAATTTGAGGACGTTGTGCCATCGTCGGTAACTCCCGAGGATTCTCCGCTTGATGCGTTCAATATGTCCTCAGAAGCACTTGAGGTGATCAAAGGTGAACTTGAGGGAGCCGGATACACGGTCATTACCAAGGGAGATGGAACTTATGAGTTTGTCAGGCCAGGAGTAAGGGAATCAACCTATAAGATATCTGGAACCATTGGCATCAAGTCTAAGAATGACCGCCTACTGCTACGCAACTTCTCGACATCAGACCCATCAGGATTCCCCTCAGATGCCGCTGTGACGCTTGCTGAGGCGTTTAGAATCCTCAAAGGGCTCACAATGGATCAACTGCCAAACGAGCTTAGAACGCTCGGATATGGGTCCTCCAGTGATATCTCAGACGATGAGGTTAAACGCATCCAAGACGAGATGAGATCCGCAAGGACTCGTGGAGACGACCTTGAGGAATCCTACCCCACTCAGACCCTCGATGAGCTACGCAAAGCATCGCCAGAACGTAGACCCTATGTGATTGAAGGTTTGCTTCGTCGGGGTGAAACCATGAACCTCATCGCAGCACCTAAGACCGGTAAATCATGGTTCGTTTACAACTTGGCAGCAAGATTAGCAACCGGCGGGGAGTTCTTAGGCTGGACTTCACCTCATAACCTCAAGTGCATGATCGTCGATAACGAACTGCATCCCGAGGAGCTAGCTTTCCGTGTGGGCAGTGTGCAGGACGCTATGGAGGTCAACTTTGGTGATGACCTGCACTTCACATGCTTGCGTGGAGCAGCAGTGGATATGAACCACATCGAGCAGAAACTTGTTGCCTCAGGAGCATCCCGATTTGATGTTATAATTTTGGACGCACTGTACAGGTTTATCCCAGCAGGTACATCGGAGAACGATAACGCCCAGATGATGCTGATCTATAACACCATCGACCGAATAGCTCGAACCTTTGATTGTTCAGTCATTTGTGTGCATCATGCCAGCAAGGGCAACCAGAATGAGAAGCAAGTCTCGGACGTTGGTGCAGGTGCTGGAGCCATCTCAAGAGCCGCAGACACTCAGGTTGTTTTGTTTCCACACGAGCAGGAGGGGATGGTCTGTGTCGAAGCTATCACCCGATCAAGCAAGACCCCTAAGAGCCGCTCGGCTACGCTCGATGGGTTCATATGGACGCTCTGTGATGACGAAGCTGTACGCAAGAATGACCAAGAGACAAAGCAAGACAAGAAAGCTCAAAGCACCATACAGAACCAAATGAAGCGTTCTGCGAGGGCTAGGAAGGTGCAGGAGTTCCTAGAGAAAAACCCAATCATCAGACCCGAGGATGCACAAGAGGTTCTCGGGGAAAGCAAGACAGTCCTGAGGACTCTACTTCGTGACCACCTGATGCCAGCAGGGGTCGTAGAGTTCAAGCAGTTCTTCTATCAGAAAACTGAGGCTTGGAGTGATAACTTAGCTCAGTTCATCAAAGATCCGTCTACCCCTACCGAGAGGGGTGAGGCATAGGTGCAAAGCCTAATAACGTTGTTATATAAGCTATCATCCCTGCAATGCTTTTTGCCTAGCCGCTTTAAAAGCTTTGCAAAGCACAGGTGATAGCTTACAACGTCAGAACGTCAAAAGTCAAGGAAAAATCAAAATATGGAAGATTTTTTTGATAATGATTACTTTTATGACCCAGACGGATACTACAACGACCCCAGAATCGAAGAACTCCTAGCCAGCTTCGATCCACCTGAGAAGCCAGTCAGGAAGGCTCACAGGTACTCTCACGAGACGAAAGCAACCGACACGAGCATTGTCGATGACCGAATCAAGACTAACTACTCCCGGCGTATAAGAAGAGTAGGTCAATACAGAAGCCGCAGGGCAAAGCTCAGATGCGTTTGTGATACCTGTGGCGTTGAGTTCTTGCAGACGGCAGAAAGCCTGTTCAGATCTGCTTACACGAGGTGTAAATGCACTCGTAAGCAGCAACTACTAACCATCGAGGCAAAGCAGTGAAAGACAGACTATGGAAGTTCACGAGCGTTGTCGTTGATGTGGAGACACATACAGGTCAGCCTGTCTCTAGGCTGTTTCGCAGGGAATCCTGCCGTGAGCTAGCTATCGATGTGCAGGGGATGCAATTAGAGAAGGTAAAGGTAGACGCAGAGGATGATGAAGACGAAGAGACACAAGAGGCTTATGTCATCCGGCTCGACAGGGGTAACGTTGAGCATTTGATTGAGCAATATGAAGAAGTAAACGGACTAGAAGGGTATGATTTCGACCCTGAACTTGACTTCCTCATGGCTGCTCAGGATAACAGTGGCGAGGAAGATGAAATCCTCATTATATGCCTCGTAATTGATGACGGAACGACACATGATTTGGGATCTGACGACGATTATTAAAAAGAACGATAAAGCCAGCAAGGATGTGTCTGTTGATTGGCTCAAAGCCTACTCCGAGCAGGCCACGAAGTATTGCAGGCTCCACATAGCCTGTAGGCTTCTTTTGGATCTCGTCGAGTCAGAAGAGCCACGAGACAGTCCGCTATGGATCGAGTGTAAGACAGAACTAGAAGAATTACTCAACGTGAAGGGATTAGACAATGTTGATTGAGATGTATGACAGCGAGGGACAGCAGCAGACCACAATCGATCTGATGAACCCCACTGAGACTACAGACGAACTCGGCCATGAAGCAACCATAGCTCTTCTCTATGGGATGCAGATGGGTGGAGTTTGCTGTATCGATGACAAGATCTTCATGCCACTAAAGGAATCCAATGACAGACAAGACGAATCCGAATCACTACCAGTTTCCGGGCAATGTGCAAGTGATCGACATCACGAAGCATCTTGATTTCATGACTGGAAATGTCGTGAAGTATGCTGCAAGAGCCGGACGTAAAGATGGTGAATCGAGGCTCGACGATCTACTGAAAGCTCGGTGGTATATTGAGCAGGCAATCAAGCAAACTCAACCTGGAATGAACCTTGGCTGAACCACCATTCGGAACACTCGGACCAGAACCATTCATCTTGCAAGGCACTGATGAGTGGTTCGATGAGAAAAAGGGCAAGTGGACGCAGATCGACTTTGAGCATGTCGGTAAGTGGTCAGACGATTGCTATCCCAGCCATGTGACCTTGCGGGGTTACCTATGGCGTTTATCCGATGCAGTCCATGCAGACAGGTTCCCAGCCAGATACGGAAGACCCAAGCCACCAAGGATGTACGATGCGTCAGAGAGATAGAATCATGCTATGGTCACAGCGAGACTTAGAGACATCCATTGAGGGTCTGTGCCGCGATCTAGATGACCATTTAGAGTTTGTTGAGCTATCAAAAGGCGTGGACATACACGGGTTCAAGAAACAAGCAGCACACATCAGGTATGAACTGATGACGATTGCTAAGAAGATCGAAACTAAAATTAACGACAGATAAGAGGTAATCATGGCAGTTACAGTAAGTCGAGGCACTGCATCATTTGATATTGCAAGCACAGTAGCTAGCGGTACTGGTGCAACGTATCCATACGGGAAGACTTTTGAGAACGATCTCAAAGATTCCACTGGTGCATTTATCTTTGATCGCAGTTTTTCTCTAGACGACTATGAGCTAACCACAGCAGCAGGAAACCTAGATATAGACCTGTACGATCTTGGAACACTTGATGTGGGTGCGGGACCAGGCGACGATGCACTCGGCCTGACTCACGCAAACGCAAAGATCCACCTCCTAGCAATCCAGAACAAAGAGATCACTGGCGGCGGAACTCTTAGAATCGATGGTGCAGTGACCGGGCATTGGACCGGAATCATCCCAGCCTCAGCAACCCTAGATATCCCGCAAGGGGGGTTACTCGTTGTTCAGTTTGGCGACACAGGATCAACAGTCACAGATGCGACAAATCATGTCCTGAGACTTTCGGCGCAAACAGCCGACTGCGAGTTCAACTTCGTGTTCTTCTCATCTCAGACATAAAAAGCCCAGTCCAGCCCGCTTTACTAGCCGTGAGGTAATACTCGCGGCTTTTTTTATGTCTATGGTGCAAATCTTCACTTTGCTCATTTTGAGACAGCGACTCTTTCATCCAGCGAGCAGGGCCGACAGGCAACGCAATAAAACATCGCAAAAGCACATGCTTCTCAATCTTGCTCGGCCTGCCTCAATGCTACGCAGTCGTAAGTCGTTATATGGCAATGACTTATGGATCTCATAATGAGATTGCTCATTTTAGCGGAAAACCTTGCAACTA